ACTACGAGTACAAACCTGCAAGCTCTTTGCCGGACCCTACACCAGACCCAGATTATGATTTTCACTGGGTGGCAATTGAGATTAATGGGCAGCAAAACGCTACCAATTTGTCTCAAAAGCGCCGTGATGGTTGGGAACCAGTAAAGGCTGTTGACCACCCTGAACTTCAGATTAGTGGCAATAAGGAAGGTAACGTAGAAATTGGTGGCTTGCTTTTGTGCAAGAAACCAAAAGAAATGGCTGAAGCTCGCAAACGCTACTTTGATAAAAAAGCTCAAAATCAAATGGAGTCTGTAGACAACAGCTTTATGCGTAACAGTGATGCTCGTATGCCTTTGTTTGCTGATAGAAAAAGCACAACAAGTAAAGGCGGCGGGTTTGGTAATGGTACTACTTAACTTTTTTTAATATTTAGGAGATTCAAAAATGGCTTATCCAACCGTTTCTGCTCCATACGGCTTCCAGCCAATTAACTCTGTAGACGGCAAACCTTATGCCGGTGCAATTCGTCAGCTTCCAATTACGGCAGCTTACGGTACAGCAATCTACAACGGTGACATGGTTAAATTAGTCGTTGGTGGCACTATCGAAAAATCAGCAATTGGCGCAAACGTTACAGCACAACCAACTTTGGGCGTGTTTGTAGGTTGCCAATATGTAAACAGCTCAAGTCAGACTGTACAGGCTCAATACTACCCAACTGGCGTTACAAGCGCTGTTGCGTTTGTTGTATTGGACCCACAAGCTGCATTTAAAGCTGCAGTTACTACTTCTGGCAATACAAGCGTTGTTACTTCTGTAACACGTGCGGTTGTTGGTACAAACATGGAAATTGCTACTGGCGCGGGTTCTAACGTGACTGGTAACTCAGGTTTGTCAGTAGTATCAGGTTCTGCTGCTAACACAGCAATTCTTCCAGTTCGTGTAATCGACGTTGTTCCTGAAACAGCAGTTAACGCAACTAACTTCCGTGAAGTTATCGTTAAGCTAAATCAGCCACAATTAGAAGTTACACTTGGTAACAACGCATCTTAATAGGAGCTAATTAAAAATGGCTATTTCACGCGCACAACTCTTAAAAGAGCTATTACCAGGATTGAACGCATTGTTCGGACTTGAGTATGCAACATACGGTGAGCAACACAAAGAAATCTACGAAACAGAGACTTCTGAGCGTTCGTTCGAAGAAGAAACTAAGTTGTCAGGCTTCAGTGCCGCGCCAGTAAAGAACGAAGGTTCTGCAATGGCTTACGACAACGCACAGGAAGCGTTTACAGCTCGCTATACACACGAGACTATCGCTTTAGGCTTCAGCTTGACTGAAGAGGCTATCGAAGACAACTTGTATGACTCATTGTCTGGTCGCTACACTAAAGCATTGGCTCGCGCTATGGCGTACACAAAGCAAGTTAAAGCTGCTAACGTATTGAACAACGGCTTCAACTCTGCCTTTGCTGGTGGTGATGGCGTTGCATTGTTCTCTACAGCACACCCACTAGTTTCTGGTGGCGTTAACAGCAACACTCCGGCTACTCAAGCTGACTTGAACGAAACATCATTGGAAAATGCTGTTATTCAAATCGCTGCTTGGACAGACGAGCGTGGTCTTTTGATTGCTGCTAAACCTCGTAAATTGGTTGTTCCACCATCATTACAGTTCGTTGCAACTCGTTTGCTTGAGACTGAATTGCGTGTTGGTACAGCTGATAACGACATCAACGCTATCAAGAACAACGGTTCTATCCCTGAAGGCTACACAGTAAACAACTACTTGACAGACAACAACGCATGGTTCTTGACTACTGATGTACCTAACGGTATGAAGCACTTTGTTCGTACACCTATGGCAACTGGCATGGACGGCGACTTTGATACTGGTAACGTACGTTACAAGGCTCGTGAGCGTTATTCATTCGGTTTCTCAGACCCATTGGGTATGTTCGGTTCACAAGGCGCTTAATACGCCAAGTGTAGAAAGAGGGGCCTTCGGGTCCCTTTTTTGTTTTAAAAATAGTTGCAACTTATTTAAAATAGAGTAATATTAAGAAAACCGGGATTAACCGGCTTATTAGACTGCCCCGGCAGACGCCATATCGACTGATAAGCCTAACTGTATGGAGATTCAAAATGGGTACAACTACTTTTTCAGGTCCAGTCAAGGCTGGTAATATTCCTAACACAACAGGTACAACAGTAGGTACAGACGTAGCTAACGTTGGTTATGTATTAATGGCTCAATCAGCTGTTATCGACATCATTGGCGCATCAGCAGTTACAACAGTGGCTACAGTTCCAGCTAATTCACAAATCGTTGACGTTATCCTTAACGTGACTACAGTAAGCAATGACACAAACGCAGCTGCGGTTGTTGTTGGTGTTTCAGGCGATACAAACGCTTTTATCCCATCAACTTCTGTTAAGTCTCTAGCTACTACTCGTGGTACTTTGGACACAGAAGCCACTGATGTTGGTTCAACAGATGTTCAAGTTATTGCTACATTTACTGCTACTGACGGCGATGGCACTACTGGCGCGGCTACAGTGACTGTTCTTTACATCCAGAACAACAACTTAACTGCTTAATTAATCTAGGGGCTTCGGCCCCGCTTAACAATTTAGGAGATTAATTATGGGTATGCAATATGACGTAAAACAAGGCCATTTAAACCAAAGTGGTTTCTTTGTTCTTGGGCGCAACCGTGTTAAAGGTGTTTCTTGGTATGGCTCTGGTACAGATGGTACTTTAGTGCTATTTGATACTACAACTGCCCCCGTTACATCAAGTGTTACTTATGAACGAGCAGGAACTTTAGTAACAGTAACTAAAACTGCTCACGGATTAAATACTGGCGATGTTGTTGGTATTCATTTTAATTCGGCTAGTGGTGTAGCAGCAACGGACGGTAATTATCCCATTACTAGACTTACTGCAAATACATTTACGTTAACCGACATTAATAGCGGGACTGTAGCTAATACGGCGACAGCAGCTTATGTTAGTGGTGGTGGTAGGTGGTTAATGACGTATGAAAATGATGCTACTGACACGTTTAGTAACGCACCAATTATTCCAGGCGAAGGCGTCTTAGTAAATAACGGAATCTACGCGTTGATGACTAACCTAGGCGCAGCACAGATTTATTATGGCTAAGTCGCCCGCTTGGACTCGCAAAGAAGGTAAGTCTGAATCCGGAGGCTTAAATGCCAAAGGTCGGGCTTCTTATAATGCAGCTAACCCAGGGAAACCTGGGCTTAAGCGTCCTCAACCAGAGGGTGGCTCACGCCGTGATTCTTTCTGTGCTCGCATGAAGGGTATGAAGAAGAAGTTAACTTCAGCTAAAACAGCGAATGACCCAGATTCACGCATTAACAAGTCATTACGTGCGTGGAACTGCAAAGAAGGCGGTTCTGTTCGTGGTGGTGGCTGCGAGATTCGTGGCAAGACTAAAGGCAAAATGGTATGAAAGACATCTTTAAAGACTTAAATGATGGTACAAAACATCTTATTGATGCCGCGTCTATCGCTACTGTATTAGGAACTCTTGTGGAAATGCTACCTTCTATTGCTGCATTATTTACTATATGCTGGACAGCAATCCGCATTTACGAAACCGATACTATTCAAGGTCTTTTAGGGAAGAAAAAAGATGCCGAGCACAAGTAAAAAACAACACGGGTTTATGGCTGCTGTGGCTAACAACCCTAAATTTGCCAAGAAAGTTGGCGTGTCTAAATCCGTAGGAGCAGAGTTTATGAAGGCAGATAAAGGTCGTAAATTTAAAGAGGGCGGTGCCCTAAAACAAACTGATGCTGAGAGCAATCCAGGCTTGGCTAAACTACCAACTGAAGTGAGGAACAAAATGGGCTACATGAAAAAAGGCGGCGACGTGAAACATTCAGACGTTAAGATGGACAAGAAGGTTGTCAAGAAAGCCGTTGGCATGCACGAGAAGCAGTTGCATGGTGGCAAGAAGTCTGACATGAGCAAACTAAAGTCTGGTGGTATGGCTTGCGCTCCTAAGAAAATGGCTCGCGGCGGTGGCATCGAGATGAAAGGTAAAACCAAAGGTACTATGGTTAAGATGAAGCGTGGCGGGAGCTGCTAATGAAAAAACGTAAATTTGCTAAAGGTGGTGATGTTGATAACAGCATAGCGTCAACACTTAAAAAATACAGCCCCAACGCGTATGAAACTGTTGAGGAAGATGAAGCTGCACAGAAAGCTAGTGGCGACTCCATGATTAAAAATGCTAAAGAAGGTAAGTATAAAGACGCAGCTATAGACGCAGTAAAGGGTCTAGGTACGACTGCTAAAATGTACGTATCATCTTTACCAAAAGCCGCAATGCACGCTGCTAAAAATCGTTTGGCGTATGGTCCGGTAAAAGATAAAGAAGACAAAGAGCCAGTTAAAAAAGCTAAAGGCGGCAAAATATCTTCCGCCTCATCCCGCGCTGATGGATGCGCAATCAAGGGTAAAACCCGCGGAAAAATGGTGTAATCATGGCTAAAAAAGACGAATTGCCACAGGACTTAGTTGACCAACTAGCTCGTGAGAAGAACAAAGAAGACCGTGAAATAGTTGCGGCTCCAGCTCGTGCCATTGCTGAAGGAGCACAAAAAATGTATCGTGCTGCGACTGGTAAAAACCCAGATACTGGCGAAAAGGAAACAGGATTTCGTCCACGTAATATTGCTACTACTGGCGACGAAGAAATGTATGATACAAACCCAGTACGTTCTCCAGTCGATACCGGGATGGGTGTACGCGCTCCTAATATGGGTAAGAAGTCTAAAGTTGGTAAAGCTATGAAGTCCGGTGGTACAGTTTCATCTGCGTCTAAGCGTGCTGACGGCTGTGCTGTTAAAGGTAAAACGAGAGGCAGGATAGTTTAATGGCGTTCAAAGACATTGCAAAATCAGGTGCTTTGGGTTTAGGTACAGCGCTAATTGCTAAAAACCCAGATATGCTTCGTGGTTTAGGTTTGGTAGGTAATATTGCCGCTAATAAACTAGACGACCGTGAAGAAAAGAAACGTCGTGAAGCTCAGGCAGGTATGGTTCCAGGTCAAGGCGGTCAAGCTCCAATGCCTATGAAAAAAGGCGGTAAAGTATCTTCAGCCTCTAAACGTGCTGATGGATGCGCTATCAAAGGTAAAACTCGTGGAAAGATGGTGTAATCATGGCCGAACAGTTTGACCTATTCTCTGAAGAGCCAAAGCAAGAAAAGCCAATGAAAGACGTAGGCGAAGGTAAACCTGTTTCTGGACAAAAGAAACTAAGTGGTGTGCCAGAACTTACAGACAAAGAGAAAGCAAAAGCCGCTAAAGAAGCGGCTTACAAAGAAGCGGCTGATGCGGAGAAAGCAAAAGACGCTAAGCGTGCTGCAGCGGTTAAACAACAATCTAGCGAACAGACACGCATGAACTTTGGCAATCCAGCGCTTGAAGCTGAAATGGACCGTCGCGCTCAAGAAAAAGCTGATAGAGATAAAGAAGCTAAAGATAAAGCTATGGCTCGTAAAGCTGAAAATGCTGAATACGCCGATAAGCGAGTTAAAGCTAGTCCTTTAACAGTTTCTTCTGAACTAGCTAAGATGAAAGAAATTTTAGCTAAACCAAAAGGTGGTGGCGGTGGTGTACCATCAGATAAGATGGATAAGATGAAGAAGATGAATTACAAATCAGGCGGTAAAGTTTCTTCAGCATCTAAACGTGCGGATGGCTGCTGCATTCGCGGAAAGACAAGAGCTTAATATGAGACCTAGTCGTGGTATGGGCGCAATCAATCCAAGCAAGATGCCTGGTAAAAAGGTAATCAAGCGCAAGGATAATCCTAATGATGTAGACCTTTATGCCGAAGGTGGCAAAGTTAAGTCTAAGGTAAATGCTGCAGGCAACTATACCCAACCAGGCAAGCGTAAAGCCATATTTAACCAGATTAAAAATTCAGCCGTTCAGGGCACCGCTGCAGGTCAGTGGAGTGCTCGTAAGGCTCAACTATTAGCCAAGCGCTATAAAGCGTCTGGTGGCGGGTATAAGTAAGTGAGTGGCCTTGCAAAAAGTCAGCGCTCTCTTAAGTCTTGGACCGCTCAAAAGTGGACAACTAAGTCTGGGAAGCGTTCAAGTGACACTGGAGAACGATACTTGCCAGAAAAAGCAATTAAAGCGTTGTCACCTACTGAGTATGCAGCAACAACCAAAGCAAAACGAGCAGGAAAAGCAGCTGGAAAACAGTTTGTAGCCCAGCCTAAGAGTGTTAAACAAAAAGTAAAGCCGTACCGAAAGGTTAAATAATGAGCACATCAGGTACAACGTCCTTTAATCTAGACCTAAACAACATCGTCGAGGAAGCCTTCGAGCGTTGTGGCTTAGAGCTACGTACTGGCTACGACCTAAAGACCGCTAGACGTTCTATGAACTTGTTGTGCATGGAGTGGTCAAATCGCGGCATTAATCTTTGGACAGTTGAGCAACAATCAATTGCTAAGGTTACT